ATTCTTTTGAACCTCGGTGTTACATTTCGTGTGGTAGAGAGACGGACGAGCTACTAGCAGTAGCCCTGCTAATAAAGAAGAATTTCGGCCAAACAATTATGTTCAATATAAAAACGATTAACAAAGTGTTGGTAGATGCAAGATCATCTATTAAAAAGAGGTATGGTGGAGATTACACATATTATAATTTACTTAAAGATACTAAAGTAGTTAACTACTTTGGTAGATACTACCCTTTTGCGGAACTAAAAGGAATCAGAAAATTCCTTGCCCGGTCGGAATATTACAATCCTTCTTTTATTTCGAAAGTTTCGCGGGAAGTCAAAAACTCGAAAGAGATGTTCCTTTCGAGTCTCAAGAATGCAGCGCGAGATTATGGTACAGATTTCAAAATCAAGGTAACTGATCGCGATTTAATGATTTTACACTCATTACTTCATGAAAAGTTATTCCGTAATCTTTACGCTCCGGTATTACCGCGCGCGGATGAAGTAGTCGGTAAAATGAATCTGCGAGCTTCCAGTGGTTTACCAGAGCCATGGATTCCTAAGAAAGTACTGCTGAATCGTATTCACCGTGTGGTAGCCTCTGTGTTATCAGAATCGTTCGAACTAAGTACTTTAGAATCTGTGGAGCTGTTTAGTTCTGCGTTCAAACGTTTTCAAATCACTAATACTGGTTTGAAAGCTCGGTTAGTATATTGCTTAAGCTATGTTCTTAACTGTGCCGAGGCGCCGCTCGACATGGCACTTAAGTCAATGTTTGCTCACCCTAATTCTCCAATCATTCATGGACGTACTCAATTAGAGATATCGAGTCTCATCTCGAAGCACAAGGATATGTATAACATATCGTTTGATGTGAAATCTTTTGACGTTAAGACTCCTGGTGAGGTTTTAGTTTTAGCTTTTGAATATATGGCTCTTGCACTGGGTCATTTACCGTTATATTTCAGACTACTATTACTCGAGATTAGGGACCTAATCTTATGTATTCCATGTTTTCATCCAGCTCTTGAGCTAACCGGGAGAAACCGTGGTATAGTAAGTGGAAGTGGACTGACTTCTAGCTTGGGAAGTTTTGCGATGTATATCATGCATACGCTTACTTTCTTAACTTATTGTAAGATGCATAAGATCAACATTTTCAGAACCAGATATACGATTTATGTCAGTTCTGATGACTCAATGTTGTTTACTGACTTTAAAGTTGATTACGATAAGTACCGAGAAATATTTCTGAACAAGTTTGATCTTGAGTTGAAGGTTGAGTCATGTTCTGGAAAACAGGAAGACTTAGCAACATTCTTAGGCTCGACTTGGAAAGACGGCATCCCTACCAGGAACATGGACAGGATGTTTGCTCGAATACTATTTGGTTCGCCAAATATTC